GAGTTCGGTGAGGGTCATGCTTGTAGTTGCTGAGAGGTGAGTTAGAGAGAGGTTGTCATAAAGGCTGGCGTGTGGTCTCCCACATAGGCGCCGAGTTGGTTGAATTCGTGGTATTCGACGGCTTCTTCGTAGGTCATGCCGTAGGATTCCAGCTGAGCGATGACTTTGTCGTAGTCGTAGATCACGAATTGCTCACTGCCGAATCGAGTTCCGATCCCGAGGATGCAGTCGTCGAAGCCATCCATGACCACAAGGTCCGGATTGATGTCTGCGATTTGATCACGGGTCATAGGAAAAAGAGGGGACACTTTGAACGAAAAGAGGGGACACTTTCAACTGCTCGGAAATGGGTGCATTAACTTGCAGTCAAAAGAGGGGACACTTTCAGTCGTGATTCATATCGTACTCGACCGCTTCCAGCTGCGCGATCCGGAGTTGTTCAGGTGTTGCTACCGCGTTGCCACACAGGATTCCGAGGCGTTCGTAGAAACGGTACTTGGCTTCCGCTGAGAGGTTTTCGGGGGCTGTTTGGAGTAGGGCTTGGGTTGTAGTTGCTGTGTCACTCATAGGTTGTCTGTATCGCTAACGGATCGTGCAATGATGGCGAGACCGCCGGCGGCGTTGATCTGATCGGCCCAGTTGCGCTGATCAGGCCGGACCTTACCGGTTGGTGTTTTTACTTCAATGGAGAGAAACTGGGCGATGGGTTTGCCGACCATGTCGGACGTGACTGTAACCGTGCGCCAGCCGATCAGGTCACCAGAGCCCGGGAATAATCCCATGCGGACGTGGCGGGCATCGGTCAGGAAGACGCCTTCGGGATCTCGGAGAGCCTTGCCAACGTATCCTTCGCCCACTTGGTTGCGGAAGACGCGGACGTGGGATTTCGATCCAGCTGCGCGCAGAATCAGGGCTTGGAGTTCGGATTCGGTCATGTGATGAGGGGTGGGTAACCAGTAGCGTATAATTTACCCTTCACCTTAATCGGTGGATAGGGGTCGATGACGGTAGATTTACGCTGCCTCGCCTTCCAACGGAAGAAAGCCCATCCCGGTTTGTAGCCACGTTTCGCTGCGAGGGAACGAAAATCGTCCAAGGTTTTACACTTTCCTTCCTCGCGGCGTTCATCTCGTTTCTTTTGGATGTCCTCGATGGACAGGCGCTGAAGCTCGCCATCGACCTCTTCGATCTCCCGAGGAGCGATCTCACGTGCGGTACCACACTGCGGGCAGGCCGTGCCGGCGAAGATGGCGAAGCACTTCGAGCACTGCTTGGTCTCGACGGGCTTGGAATTTTTGTTTCGTTTGACGCGGCCTTTGAGGTCCCACTTGCGGTCCTGCTCGGCCAGGCCGTGACGTAGGCAGTTCCCTACGTGATCGAGGATGACGGCGCGGGTCTTGCCGGGGTAAGGTCTGAGAGCGCGACCCAGCTGCTGCAAGTGCATCGAAAGCGACATAGTCGGGCGAAGAAGAATCGCCGCGTTGACCGTGGGAAGATCGAACCCCTCGGAGATCAACTCGCAGCTGGTCAGAACCAGAATCCGGCCGGCCGTCAGGTCTTCCACGCGCTTCTTGCGAGTTTCCTCATCCAGCTGGCCGTCAATCGATGCAGCCGGTATGCCGGCAGCCTCAAACTGTGCCGCAACGTGCTGCGCGTGAGCGACGGAGATGCAGAAGGCCACCGCTCGCTGATTTGGGCAAAAGCGCCGGTAGTGCGTTACCACGTCGCCGGTTATTTTTGGAGTGTCGATTACCTCGGCCGCCTCACCGAGATTGTAATCGCCGGCCACCTTGGAGATACCTGAGAGGTCCACGGTATCCCGGGGCGCGTAGTAGACCGGTCGAGCGAGGAATCCATTGTCAATGAGCCATTGAACCGTCGGCCCTATGACCATGCGATCGAACATGATGCCCAAGCCCCTGCCATCCAGGCGCTCAGGGGTCGCTGTAACGCCGATGAACAAAGCATCAGGCCAGTGAGCAAACATATTCACGTAGGACTTGGAGATTGAGTGATGCGCCTCGTCGATGATGACCAGGTCGGGTTGCTCAATCTGATCCAGGCGTCGACGAAGAGTTTGAATCGATGCAACCATAGCGGGCTGCTTAGACATGGGTTTGTCGGCTTGAATGAATCCGTGCGGGACCGAGACTCTGGACAGGGTTGCACTGATTTGATCGAGGATCTCGCGGCGGTGGGCGACGATAACAACCCGAGAGCCTCGCTGAAGGATCCGAGATGTGATGTAGCTGAAGAGGACTGTCTTTCCGGATCCAGTAGGGCTGACTACAAGTGGCCGTTTTGCCCCAGACACGAAGGCGCATCGGATATCGTTTGCCAGACGTTCTTGGTAGGTTCGCAGTTCCATCATGAGCCGTAGGCTGCGTTCTGCGGCTTGACGTGTCAAGCACAAGCTGCACACTCGCCGGCATGAGTAACACAATTCGAGTGAGCTACCGGCTGCCGATTGAGGTCGCCCAGATGCTGGAAGATGAAGCGATTCGATCCCGGCGCACGAAGACGGCGGTGTTGATCATCGCGATTGAGGACCATGTCCTGCGGGGCGAAGACGATCTTCCAGAGGTGATCAAGAAACCCGTTGACACTCGGAAGTCGCGCTAGCAGGATTCCGACACGACGCATAGCTTGGTTTCGTCAACCAAGCGCGAACTGGGCGCGTTAATCCAGTTGGCCAAGAGTGCCGAAGGGCATTCGCCGGTTCCACGGCTCGGGCTCGCCACCGAGGTTGGATTGATGGTCTTAACAGACCTGCAATCTGCCTCGTTGTCTCGGAGGGGTAGGTGAAGAAAACCCCGGGGCAGGAGAGCCAATATGGCAACAGGAAATGTAATCAGCTGTAAGCAGTTTGCTTCCTTCCTCGTCTCGCAGGAACCTGTGTACGACAAGGAAGTTCTCAAGGACATCCGCCCGTTTGACGGGATGATCGGATACTACAACACCGGATCGTTCGACGCGTATTCCGGCACGACCCACACGTTCGACCGCTTTAACAGCGTGTTCCCGAACGTGACCGGTTCGTGGGAAAACCCGACTGGCGCGTCCTGCACTGGCCAGCCGTGCGACCCGACCGAGAACAAGATCGGTTGGGGCTGGACCCGTAGCACTTACAATCTGGAAAAGCAGTCTTGGGGTTCTGACATCCTGTGCTTCGACCAGATCATGACGAAGACGAAGGCCAAGGAGCACTTCCGTCAGATCATCGACGACGTTCTTCGCCCTGCGACGAACTGGATCACCACGTACTACCTCCAGCGCAAGGCGATGGAGTTGTCCAGCTACAGCGCGTCTGGCATCAGCGGCAACGCCTTTGCTTGCGCCGCCGGTCTGCCTCCGGTGATTTATTCCTGGGTTGGTGCCGGTTACACCCGTTTGCGCGTGACGAACGCCGCCCTCGCTCCGATCACCGCCGCTTCGTTGGGACGCTTGACTCCGGAAATCCTCCAGTCGCGTGTCACCCGTCAGTACTTCCTGGGTGCTATCCAGGCCGGCAAGGAAGGGTACGATTCCCTCCAGCTGCACACTGACAAGGATACCTTCCGGTATCTTCAGAAGACCAACGCTACCCTGTATGATGCCTGGCGCTTTGGCGTTTTCGCCCCGGCCGCCAAGGAATTCTACAAGTACGGCTTCATGGGCTTTGTCGGCGACTTCATGGTGAAAGTGCTCCAGTTCCCGTTGCGCTTCAACGCGACGACTACTCCTGGTGAATACACCCTGGTCCTGCCGTACAAGAACGTGGCTGCTACCGAGGGCATCAAGTCTGTCTTCAACGAAGACTACGACCGCTCTCAGTTCCAGGTCAGCTACATCAACAATCCTCGCGCTTTGCGAGTGATGCCGTTCCGTCCCGAGGCCGTGAACCCAAATATGCCGTTCATGGTTCGGGATTACGGTGGGCGTTGGAAGTTCGCGACCAACGACCTGGGCGCGGACTGTGCCGGTAAGCCGATCGACAACAGTCGCGGCAACAAGGGCAAGTTCATTGCCGACTTCCAGTTGGCCGTGAAGGCCGAGCATCCGGAATGGCTTGAAGCTATCTTCCACAAGGTCGATCGTGGTTGCTTGGAAATCCTGCCGGTCTGCGAAACTGATCCTGGCGATCCTGCTCAGAGCTACAACTCTGCGGATCCGGTTTGCCCGAGTGTGATTCAGTTCACTGCTGTCATAAACGATGCCGACCCGGCTCGTTATGTCATCGGAACCACCGGAATCATGTGCGACGACAACATCGTTGCCAATGCTGGCATCAGCGCGGCCAGCGTGGCTGCTCTTGTTGTCGCCTTGCAAGCCGCCTGGGACGCCGAGTTCGGTGCCGGTCAGGGAACCTGGAGCGTTGTTTCTGGCAACTTGATCCAGCTGGCCGGCAGCAGCTGCACCAACGTGACCCTGGAGTTCTCGATCTAAACCGCCACCAAACGGGGCTCTCTTTCGGGGGAGCCCCCGAGGTGCTGGCAGCCTTCCGGAGCGTCCGGGATGCTGGCAGCCTCTCAAGAAAAGGATTTTACGATGTACGGACAAATGATGCGGAAACGAAAGATGGACGGCATGGGCCGCATGGGCGCCGAAGTCGAGACGGTCGAGTTTACTCCGCCCAAAGAATTGCGGCTCGAAGGTGACTCTGGCACCGCCATGGTTGACTGGCGCACTACGCCGCGTGGCACCATCGAGATCATCGGATTCGACGGCATCACCTTAGGTGAGTCCGGCCGGCAAGACGTCGAAGAAATGGAAATGGAAAAGCCCGAGATGGAGATGGAAGGCATGGAGGAGGAAGCCTGATATGCCAGCACTGACTTCCCAAGAGATCGCCTCGCTCAGCGGGTGCTTCGACTGCCTGTCGCCGGGTGTAAAAGACACCTACATGGTGACCTTGCTCCAGCAGATTCAGGCGGGGCAGCCGGGCGCTTCGTTGACCACGACCAGCCCAGGCGGTTTGCAGACCACATTGGCCGTATCTGCGGTTAATTCGTTGCGTAAACGGTTCATTCTTCAGAACCAGAAGAACGAATTGCTGTACATGAAGTTTGGAACCGGCGCCACGGTCTCTGATTACCATTTGGAATTAAACAAGCACAACCCTTCCGGTGGCACTATTTCATCTCCGATTGAAACCAACGGATACGTGGGTGCAATAAGTGTTGCGTCTGCGTCCGGGACAGTTTCATACGTGTTTTCGGAATTTGTTTAACAGTTATGCCTACCCCATCCATTCAAACACTAAGGAATGACGCTCAGCAGGTGCTGAACCTCGATTCCATTTCCGCCGTTCGTTCGGTCGTCGCTGCAACATTGGCTAACGCCAATGCCGGCACGCCGCTCAACCCGAACCTGACCACGCAACAGCTGTGGAATGAGTTCTACCAGATCGTCACGCAGCCTAAGTCCGATATCGAGTCGATCATCGCGAACCAGTTGATGAAGTTCCTGTTTGCTCCGCCGGCTCCGGGTGGTGCGGGGGCGAATCATGAGGTTATTTACAACAACAACGGAGTGCTAGCAGGCGATTCCAAGTTTCTTTGGGATGACGCGTTAAACAAGCTGGACATTGATGGCTCCGCCACCATCAGCGGCGATCTGACGGTGCGGACGACTCGTCTTACTACGACCACTACTGGTGTCGGCATTGGTACGGCGACTCCAATTCTTCCGCTTGATGTTCGTGGAACCGCCGGTGCTGGTGCGTTGTTTCTTAGGACCACTGATCCTACTGCTGCGGTTGCTTCAGCTTACATTCAAACTCCTGTTTCAACCGGATTCTCGTCGACTGTTCCTATTTACGGTTTCTGGTATCAGAACAGTGGAATGGGAAATCCGGCAGCGGATACGCTTAACTGGATTATTGGAAGCGCAGAGCAAATGCGCCTGAACTCCACGGGGCTGGGCGTGGGGGCGGCGAGTCCTTCATACAAATTGGATGTGAATGGAGTCGCCCGAGTCAACAGCGGTGGCGATGGATTGTTCCTTTCAAGCGCAGCCGGACCTGATCTGTACATTGTTGGCACCAACTACTACAACAACAACGGAACCGAGGGCGTTCAGACTGTTGCCCGTCCTTCATGGAAGATCGAACACAAGAACAGTTCCGACGCTCTTGCATATCTCGACATTGGTTTCCGCGCTGCTTCTGCTGCTGCCAGTGCGTTCACCAGCCGGTTCAAGATTGATGGCACGGGCCAAGTGGGCATAGGCGTTACGCCGAGTGCGTGGGGTGCTGCGTTCAAGCCAGTTCAGTTGACCTATGGATCGTTGTACAGCCAAGCATTCACCGTCGCTGGTGTTGCTGCCAACTGCTACAATGCTGGAGCCGGTGGCTGGACTTACTTTGGCTCCGGTCAAACTGCTTCGCGCTACGAGCAGTCTAGTGGAACTCATGCTTGGTACACTGCCGTTGCTGGTACTGGAGCGATTGCCACCTTCACCCAAGCGATGACGCTCGATGCTCTGGGCAACTTACTTGTCGGTTTAACCACAGCCGGAACCACCGCTGCCAAAACCATCCAGATTGCCAACGGAACCGCTCCTACGGCTAACGTCACTGGCGGTCAACTTTATGTCGAAGCCGGTGCGCTGAAGTACCGTGGAAGCTCTGGCACTGTCACTACCATCGCAGCCGCTTAATCAATACCACCATGAACATCTCTTGGATCATCGAACGCCTGTTGGTCAAACCGACCGAAGGCACTCTCACGGACGTTGTGATTACCGCCGACTGGCGTTGCAACGGCTCGCAGGATAACTACAGCGGCACTTGCTACGGCTCATGCTCGTTTGCTCCGCCGACTGAGAACTTCACGCCTTACGATCAGTTGGCCGAAGCGCAAGTCCTCGGCTGGTGCTTCAGCAATGGCGTCGATCAGACCGCCATCGAAGCGAACGTCACGCTCCAGATCGAGAACCAGATCAACCCTCCGATCATCGCTCCGCCGCTGCCGTGGGTGCCGGTTCCGCCGCCGGAGCCTCCCGCTCCTGATATGTCTACCCCAGAGTTGCCAGCTGCTTGACGCTGACATACGCTGACGCCGCATGAATCCTATTACTGTTCATCTCACCGACATCGAGGCGCAGGCGATCATCCAGTTCGTTGAATTGGGAATCAAATCAGTTGGCGGCCAAGCCGCCCGCATCGGGCTCCCGATTCAAGACAAGATCGCACTGGCCATAGACGTAGCTAAGAAGGCTAACGACGCATCCCAACCCGCCCCCGCCAATGCCGGAGGAGAGCCTACACAACCTTGAGGTACGTATCGTGAGACTGGAGACCATCATCGGTGATAAAGACGCTGGGATGGTCTCCGACATCCACGGAATCAAAGCCACCCTCGAAGGCCTCAAGCAGTTCCAATGGAAGCTGTTTGGTGGCCTCGGGGTTTTGGTTGTGCTAGCACAACTCATTGGTAGGATGACCCTGAAATGAACGACTCAATCAAGTCTATCGTCCGCCACGGGCTCTCGTTCGGTGGCGGTTTTCTGGTCGCCAAAGGCCTTGTGACCGTTGACCAAGCCAACGAGCTTGCCGGCGCTTTCATCACGGTCTTGGGCGTTGCATGGTCTGTCTGGAAGAATCGCAAGACTCCTCCGACTCCGCCTGCTGCTCCATCTGCGTGAACTGGATCTACCAACTGGTAAAGGCGTTCCTGGACTGGCTCCGGGAAACGCCTGCACCAACGGTTGAAGACGGAAATGCACCCAAACCTCTCAAGAACGATCTGGCTGCTCGTATTGCCGATTTGCCTGGGCTGCCGGACGAAGGTGGTCCTGGTCCCTTCCGGTGATCCGATCATGCTAGCAGAGCCGGTGAGAGCTAGTGTTTACGCGTTTGACCGCGACGGTAAACTGGTCGGCCCTTCGACTGTGAAGATTCCAGCTGGGTGGTACGCGCTGCCCAAGGCCAAATGATCACCTACCGAGGCCAGAAGTTCGCCGGGTACAACAAACCTAAGTCTACGCCAGGCGCGTCCAAGAAGTCTGCCGTGCTGGCCAAGGAAGATGGCAAGGTGCGCTTGGTGCGCTTCGGTGATCCCAAGATGCCGATCAAGAAGCACATCGCGAAAAACCGGAAGAGCTTCAACGCTCGACATGGCTGCGATGCCCCGGGAACGAAGCTGTCTGCCAAGTTCTGGAGTTGCCGATCCTGGAAGTGACTCTATGCAAACCAAATACGCCAAACTGGTCCGCAAGCTGAAGAATCAAGGTGCGGACGATCCTCGCGCTCTCGCGGCATTCATCGGCAGAAAAAAGCTCGGCGCGGAAGAGTTCCAACGCCGAGCCGCTGCTGGTAGGCGCAAGGCCGCCCGTTAGTACGCTGACGGAAGTTCGTCGATCGCGTCCTCGGCGTTCTTCGGCGCCACCCGGGTAGCGGTCGAAGTGCCTTCACCTTGGCCGGGTTCAGACGACCGGACCTTGCCAACCTTCTTCTCCAGTTCCGCCACCTTCTGCTGGAGGCGGATCACGCGCAGACGCTCACGGCCGTAGGCACGCGCCCGCAGAGCCACCTGAGCCTGGGCCTTGGTGATCAAGTCCACTTTGTCGTCGTAGCCCATGTCGGCATCGACGCCTTCCCCCTTCAGAGCGATCTTGATCAAGCGGTCGCTTTCATCCAGCAGGCGGTTTCCATCTTCATCACCATCCTCACGGCCGAACAGCTGAGCGTGGGTCTTCTCGTAGTCGGCAAACTGCGACTCAAACAACTCGCGTGACCGGGACTGGCGGGTCTCAACGAGCTTGGACTTCTCAACCTCGCGTTGGGCGCCCTTCTCTTTCCACTCAGCGATGGACTTGTCTCGAGACTGAGTGAGTTCGAGGATCTTCCGGCGGTGAGCCATCATCTCGGGCGCAGCTGGGCCGAACGTCTCCTGGGCAATGATAGCAGCCTTGGCTACCGGCACGTTCAAGAGAGTCATGATGTCTTGATGATTGGCATCGCGCTCGGTGCCGTCTTCATCAGTGACGCGGATACCGTCGATGTCCCCAAGGGCAGTCTGCCACGCTTCACGCAGCGGCGCTTCGTACTTCTGCTTGTACTCGCCAGATCGCGTGTAGTTGAGATACCGGACTTCAGTGTCCAGTTCCTCGGCGTTCTTGCGGATCGAATCCATCTCAGCCTTTAGGGCCTTGGTGGCTTCTTCGACTTCCTTGCGAGTACCTTCAGACTTGGCGCGTTCGAGTTCCGTGACCTTGGCCGCGAAATCATCGCGCTCCTTCTTGGTCATCTCGTACTGCTCGCGGAACTGCTTGATCGAGGTCGGTTCCGGCTTGGCGGGCTCCGTCTTCGCAGCAGGTGCGGGCTCTTCCTTCTTCGGAGTGAACCGATCCAGGTTGAACAGGTCTTCAACCTTCGGCTTCGGAGCTTCGGCAGCCGGGGTAATGGTGGCAGCAACTGGGGTCGGCTCAGGAGCAGGAGCGGGAGTCGGTGCAGCAACAGGCGCAGGCATCGCTGAACCCATCGGGTTGTCCAGACCTTGCCCTTCGATAGCGTCGATGCCGGAAAATGCTTCGGAATAATCTGCGCCCCGTTCGGTTGGGGCATCTGGTGATAGCAGCGGGTTCATTCGAGGTTCTGATTAAGAGTCGTTTTTTCTTTTCGCATTTCCACCAGACCATTCAGTTCCTCGATGAACGCACGCGCACCGGCGCGCTTGCAGTTGGCATTCCAGCCATGCTGCGGGTTCTCCGAGGGCGGAAGGTTCCAGCAGAAATTATTGAAGGCCGCCAAGAGCGCGGCTTGGAGTTCGGGCGTTTCGAGCATTCGCTCGACTGATTGGAGGCGCTGCTTGTCGCGCTGAAACTCTTGCTTGGGGGATTGTATCATTGGTTAAGGATGTCGGCCTGAGTCTTGAGATCCATGGCGGCAATGTCCGCCCGAGTGAGCGCACCCTTGCGCTGAGCCTCGGCGATCGTGTTGGCGTTCTTGCGCTGTTGATCTTGCTCGAAGGCCACCTGCTTCTGGACGCGCTTCTGCTCGGAGTTCGCGGCAGCGATCTGAGCCTTGGACTGCGCGGTGATGAGCATCGACTGGATCTTCGCAGCGGTCTCGGCATCCATCCCATTTCCAGCTGCGCCTGCTTCGGCCTGAGCCTGAGCTTGCTGCTGAAGACGCTGCACGTAGCCCTTGATGTAGTTCGAGGCCTGAGCGATGCCGTCGTTGTAGAGCTTCATGTTCTGCTCTTGGCCGGGGTCCTGAGCGATCAGCTGCATCTGCTCCTGGATGTGCTGAATGACGTTGGCCAAGCCAAGCACGCGTTCCATGGTCGGCATACCGTTCTGTTCTTTCTCGATGCGACCGATAGCGCCACCAAGCATCTGGAGAAGCGTCTGGATGTACTCGGGCCGATTGATCGAAGTCGCGATAACCACCGGCTGACCGTCGATGAGCGTGCCCCACGCCATCGTAGCGCGCTCGACGGCCGGCGAGACGGGTTTGTTGTCCACCGGTGCGAGACGATTCGCCAGGAGAGGATCGTCAGTGTTGGCCTCGACGTACATATGAACCACCTCGGCTTGGGAATCCGGTGCTAGCAACGGGCGGATGGCCATGAGGCGGTCAGCCTGCGCGATCTCGAGCATCTTGTTGCCGGAGCCCATGACGCGCTCGGGCATGATGTCCCAGCTGTCGAGGTTGTTGAACACGGACGGATCGACGCCTTCGGCTTCGCACTTGCGACGGAACTGAACGCAGTCGGGATGGTCGATCGTGCAGAACCGGCGAGCGATCTCGCGGTACTGGAAGGTCTGCTGAGTGTAGGCGCGGGTGAGCATCGAGCCCATGAGCGCATTGGCGTTGTTCACGCGGGCCATCACCTCGGTCGCCGTGAGTTCCTTCGATGAACCGTCGTTCACGTCCTGCGTGTAGGCCGCACTGGACTCGGCCATGATCTGTCGGTGCATGGCCATGGCGCCCGAGAGCATCGGGTAGTCCAGCACGTGACGTTCGGACTGGGGAACCCAGGAGAGTCCTTCCGGGATCACGCCCATGTTGAACAGGTCGATCTTCTCCATCCGCTCAGCGTCACCGTCAGCGACGTTGCGGAAAAGCCACAGCATCTGCTCGAACACCGAGTCGGTGAATTTGCAGCGCATCCGATTCTGGAGATGGCAGACGGAGTACAGCAGGTATCCGAGTGACCGCACGGAATGCCAACGGAACGGAGGCACTACAGCGCCGTCGGCAAACTGTACGTGCATCAGTTCAAAGATGTCGCGGCCGTAACACCGATCTCCCGCATCGAAGAGCCACTGTCCAGCAGTCTGCATATTGCCGATGCCGCTGTTGTACTGGTCAACGATGATCCGGCGGCGCCAGGAGGGGTCGTCACTGGTCGTGTCCAGAAAGTAGAAGTCGTAGCAACGCAGCACCGGTGTCGCGTCGGAACCCCAGTAACCGGAGTTCTCCTTGAAATCTTCCTCAATCTTCTCAGGGAAGTATTGGCCAGACCAGTCGTTGACCTGGAGGCTGGTAGCCTCGCGTTCGATCATTGCTGCCAGCAGCTGGTTCACCAGTTTCAGATTCCAGCCGGGGTCCACGTTCTCACCACGGGTCATGCGGATCAGGTCCTGAGCCGTAAAGGACGTGTAGATCGCGAAGTGCGACAGGTTCTCCATCGTGGTCAACGTGTTGGTCGGGACCAAGATGTCCTCAGTGCCGCGAGCCGATGGGCACCAGTCGCGATCACGAAGCCAAGTGACTGGCCCGATGCCGTGAAGCACCGTGGCCGCAAACTGAGACTCCAAGACCGTGGAGTATTTCGGAGACCGCTTCATCACGCGGTTCAGCTGCTTCGTGATGATGTTGCCCCACTGGGTGCGCTTGTCGCGGGGTCCGATGTCGAGACCAACCGAGAAGTAATTTTGAGGCTTCAGGAACGCGTTCGTGAACTGCTGGCGAGAGGCATGGATGATCCGGGTGCCTTCCAGGAAGTTGACGTTCGTCTGGATGCGGTTGTCGCGTGCTTCCTCCTGGGTGTATGGAGGGTTGCCGTTGAAGCAGGAGTTGATGCGCGCTCGGTTGCGGGAGCGCGGCTGTTCCGCTTCGAGCATGGCGCTAACGACGTTCCAGACTCTGCTGGGTTCCTTGAAGCTCATATCGGTGTCAGATTGCTTTCCGTTCGTGCGAAATCCAGCAATTATCGGGCATTTCGGTCTTGCCAAGATACGAAAGAGGGACCCAGACCTTCAGCTTCAGGTAGCATCCGCAGACTTCGCAAGTGCCAGCAAGCCCCTCACCTTGCAGAAACATCGCCATGTCATTGCGCGCCTGTTCCTGCTCCAGAATAGCCTCGGCCACGGTCTTGGTAACCGACCGTGCATCCGTGGGTTTGTTGTGAATACAGCGGTTGCAGGTATCAATGCGATCCTGCGCCTGCCGGCGATCGACAGGCGTTCCACCATCACCAAGCCATTCGGCTAGGATGCGCGCTCCTTGAGCCGTCTGGCGCAATTTAGCGGCCGCACGTGCGACAGCCTGAAACCCTTGGTTGTACATTGGATCCTGGTGTTGAGTACGTGGACGGAAAGCGGGCCTTGGTGTAGTTCTCTAGGTCCAGTTGGGCCTTCTCGAGTGAAGCTGGCAGACCGTTGGCGGCCCGATGCTGCGCGATGATTCTGGCTGTTTCGTAGAAATCATCGTTCATCGGGTTGGGTTTATTCCACTTGGTTTCGGGCTGGTAATATTGCCATCCACCGTTGGGGAACGAAGTCAGATTCATGTTGCTCATACGGCAGCATTAAAACGGGAGATCGTCTGAATCGTCCAGATCAGGCTTGGGAGCGGCTGGGGCGGCCGCTTGGGCTCGGGGTGCCGGCGCAGCGCCTTCATCGCGACCCTTCAGGAATTGGAAGGTCTCAATCATGATCCGGGTGGTGGACCGCTTCTCGCCGGTCTTCTTGTCGTCCCACTCTTCCCGAGTCAGACGCCCCTCAACCAACAACGGATGCCCCTTCTTGACGTACTGGGCGATCGTTTCAGCCTGCTTTCCGAAGGCCTTGCACTCAGCATAGTAGACGTCTTCCTTGTCTTCACCGGACTCAGTCTTCCAGCGGCGATTGACTGCCATGCTCAGGTTGCAGACGGCGGTTCCCTTCGGCAGGTGCTTGAGTTCTACGTCGCGGGTCAGGTTTCCGACTAGGATGACTTTGTTGAATGAGGCCATAAGATTAGGAGTAGGTTAGCGAATGTTGAGACTCCACTGACCGGCGCTTGTCAGACATACGCGTCAGCCACTTTGGTGTCTGTCGCTTGACAATACCAACACCGTGGCCGCCTGCAATCTCAAAACCGTTTCGGCGCGCCATTTCGAGCGCAACCACGAACGAATCCCACAAGTCAGGCGATCGGCCCATGCGTTCCTTGGTCTTGTGCTTCGGCTCCACGTCGATCAATCCAGTACGGGCGATACCCCACTCGCGCATCGCACCTTCCTCGGCGACTTCACGCGGCAGTTTCCGCAACTGCTTGGACTCGATGAGTAGGCGAGACGAATACCAGAGTGCAGTCACCATCTTGCCGTAGGCCTCGCGCTCGGTCTTCGCGTCCCCCTGGCGTACCGGACGATCCAGTGGCTTGCCGCCGAACTCAATCGGAACCACCTGCGGAGACCACAGGCGAGCGAACGCAGACATCAGCGTGCCGCGTCCAGTGGAGTCAAAACCCACCTGCTCCGGGTTGATATTGCGCTGCTTGCAGTACAGCAACACGTACTCGGCAATCTGCTCTTCGGCCTGCTGCGCCTTGACGGCCGTGACCGGAATCACGATGGGCGGTTCTGCAAATGCTAGCACCGTGCGACCGGACGCATCTGGTCCGAACTTGAGGTCCGTCATAACGCATCGGTCACCGCCGACGCCCGAGTACGCAGCGTCGATGCCGATCACGCGGATGATCTTGTCAGCGCGGTCCCACGCGACATCGTCGAACGCTTGGTTCTGCTCGCACAACGACATCGTGACCACGCGCCTGGTGCCACCGTCCCGAGGCAGCAGACCGAGGTTCATCATCGAGAACTGCAACGAGTCCCGCCCGTAGTAATCGAGGTCCGCCTGAATCTGCTCCGGCGTGATGATGCCTCGGTACGGATTCGTGCCCTTGGGGAATTTTGCATTCGGCGTGTCGTATCCACACAGCTGGACAGCCAACCCACCGGGCGCCCGCGTTCTCCAGGTGCGCGTTTTCTCCAAGTATTCGAGACCCTCCCAGCCGCCGAATGTCGGATGCGGTTCGCACACCACGCCAAGCGCATCATTGCGGTCCTTGGGGTTGCCCATCGCGATCAGCTTGAACTCGGGGTTCTTGCGAAGGTTAGCCACCGAATCCAAGAAACCGCGCCCCATCAGCGAGGCTTCGTCCGCGATCAACATCACGCGATCGTTTTTCAATCCGACGTAGTTCGAGAGGCCGACAAAGGTGCCGCCCACCTTGCACGCTACACCGATGATGCCGTCTCGAAAGTCCTGCGCTTCGGCATCTTCATCCGAACTGGTCAGGATGAACCGGCTTTCAATCACGCGGCCCGGGAGCCACTCGCGACGTTCCTTGGCTTTGTTGTGAAGCTCTTTGATCGAGCCCCAGATTCGCAGCTGGAGACCCTCACGCGTCGTTGACGACATGATGATCGAGGTGCCCTTCGGCCAGATGTAGAACGAACACAGCCCAAACGCTGCGGAGTTGTACGTCTTGCCAGATGAACCCGGCCCCATGATGCCGACCTCTTGGTTCTCGACGAATGCTTGGATCAGAAGCTCCGACCATTCATGCCAGTCGAAGTGCGGCCACAGCGCCGTCATGGCAGCGCGGAAGTGGTAATACTTGCCCTGACCGTACTTCACGCCGGCGTTGTGAATGTACCCGCCACGACGCACCATCTCAGCCTCGATCAGGAAGCGGTCTTTTGTACGCCACGGTATGGACAAGTAATCGGGGCTTTCATTCATCTTGCGGGAATCCTGCGATGGCCTTTCAATGGGTTCAAGCGTCATGGTCGCCGAAAAGAATCGTTTGGTTGACGGCCTGCTCACCTCTGAAGGGGGTGTAGATAGCGGGTTCTCTCCGTCATTGATTCAACCCAACCAACTGGCTTGGGCGGTGAATACGACTGTCCGTGGAGGTTTTCCCAAGGCGCGGCCAGGGATCTGGTTGAAAGGGTTGACGTTCCCGGATCCGACCGTTGTCACTGACTCGGGTTACTACAACGCGGCCGTTCAAGACGCATTCAAGACTGGGTATTTCCAGGGCTGCGGCGCCTATGTGAACGATGATGGCACGCCGTATCTGTTCGCTTCGATCAGCGGAAAAATGTTCCGCATCGACATCGAAAATAATTTCCTCGTCTCAGACCAAACACCTCAAGGTGGCACATTCACGGTTGATACTCGAGGGCGCGTTGCCAACATCGCAACCTACACCTGCTCCGTTCCACATGGTTTGTTTCCGGGAATGGTTGTGCGGCTGCCTGAGCGCGTTGGCGCTTCGTTTCCTGAAGGTTTTTTCGGTGACTTCGTGATTCAAAACACGCCGACGCCAACGACGTTCACAACGTACAGCCCTGGCGTTGATGCAGGACCATTGCTGGGACCGAGTTTCACTGGATACTGGTTGCAGGCCAACAACCCGAACGCGGATCATGTATTTTTCCAGCAGGCGGAAAACTGGTTGATTGTTCAAGATCAACTGAACGCTCCGTACCTGTTTGACGGAACGACGTTTCGGCGCGCCACTGGTGAAGAAGTTCCAGTCGGAGGCCCGATGGCTTACGGTAAAGGGCGCCTCTGGGTGGCCAGTGGATCGGAATACTACGGTGGAGACTTGGTCTATGGAGATCCAGCCTACGGCCGCAACTCCGTCATTCGATTTACCGAGAACACATTCCTCAATGAGGGCGGTGCCTTCGCCGTCTCCAATGGCCCGATCACCGGACTGGCGTTTGGCGCCAACTTGGACACGTCGCTGGGAGATGGCGACCTGCTGGTTTTCACGCCGACCGCCACCTACGCGTTTGCAGCCCCAGTTGACCGCGACGTTTGGAAGGATCTCAGTTATCCGATCCAGCGATTCGCATTGCTGAACTTTGGTTCGTTCAACCACGAATCCATCGTTCCAATGAACGGTGATCTGATATTTCGTGCGCAGGACGGCATTCGGTCGTTGATCTACGCCAGGCGCGATTTCACCGAATGGGGCAACACCCCTATCAGCCGGCAGGTTGTGCGGGCATTGGCCTACGACACGGAGTTTTACCTGAAGGCTGCTAGCTCCGTGAACTTCGATAACCGGATGCTGATGACCATCCAGCCGCAGAAGGTGAACGGTCGCGGTGTTGTGCATCGAGGGCTGGTGGTCATGGATTTCGACTTGGTTTCCGGAATGGGCCGCAAGCTCCCTCCTGCTTGGGAGGGTGTCTGGACCTGTGCTGACATTCTCCAGATGCTGACGGTTCGGGTCAGGAACTCAGAAAGATGCTTCGTTTTCGGCCTGGATCAGGGAAAGATCGGCCTCTACGAGGTCACCCGCACTGGCCAGTTTGATTTCGATGGGTTTGATGATTCACCGATCGAATGGATTATCGAAACGCGCTCACTCACGTTTGCCGAGCCCGCCAACAAGAAGCGCCTGATGAGTGCCGAGCAATGGTACGATCAGGTCATGGGCAACATCGAGGCCAAGGTCTACTTCAAGGCCAACGAGGGTGAGTGCTGGCATCCCTGGGCAGAGATCAAAGACTGCGCCAAGTACCGCAACTGCGAGCCTGGTGAGGTTGCGTGCCCGCCGGCGGTGATCAACTGCCAAGAGGTCAAATACTACCAGCCGCCCGCCCGATCGCGCATTGCCCTGCCACAACCGCCCGACAAGTGCGACGTGCAGACCGGCGGTTTCACTCGCGATGGCTACGAATTCCAGCTGCGTTATGTGAACACCGGCAGGTTTCGCTTGAAGCGAATTGCCATGGTTGCCCAACGTCTCCAGGAGGACATCTACGGCGATCTCAGCCGAGTGGCCTGCCCGTTACTCTCTGCCTAGTATGCCCTCTTCAAACCCAGTTGATTACGGAGCGGATCCCTGCGGGCTACGAAACAGCGCGTGGGCGATCAACGAATGCTTGCTCACAGCTGGTCGATGCGATTTCCCGGCAGGCACGTTTCTGCTGGGGTCGAGTCCGGGGGCGAAGATCATCAATCGAATCCGGACTGGAGGCGTGGCGACATTCAACACGTCCACCCCGCATGGACTTGTTGCCAACGAAAAGATCACGCTTTACGGGTTTTCCGATTCAACTTTCAACGGTACAGGCGTCAGCCAGCTTGGGTTTCAGGTTGTTTCCATCATCAACCCAACCCGATTCACGGCAGCGGTTCCGGGTCCTGACACTGGTTTGGTCACGGAAGACGGCTGGATCAACCTGATCGGCGGCGGCTACACTTCATCTCTGGTTCTCGGCTACGGCAACGCGATCGACAACGTGGAGTTTGTCGGCAAAGGCATCGGGCAAACGACGCTGAAGTTCGCAAACCATACGTCAACCAAGCGACTTGATACCTATGGATTCAACATCCAGATGATCAAGACGCTGGGCAATTATGCCGGCAGCGGCGTGGTTGGCGGTGTTGGAGCGTACCCGGGAAGACCAGTTGATTCGATCAACTGCAAGAACACGCTGATTCAGGGCATCACATTCGACGGTAACTACACGAACAACTCGGTCGCTGACATCGCGATTTCATCCGTTTCAAGGACCGCTGGAGTAAACACGTACACGACCGCCTACCCGCATTTCATAACTGCGGGGGCAACTCCATCGTATTCTCCGCCAATAGTCCCACCTCCGTACACCAATGTAAGCGAAATCAATCAGTACATTGTAAACGTAAAAACAGGCGGTGTTGCAGATGGGTCATTCACTGGGTATGGAAATGTTCAGAACATAACCCAGTCCACTTTCCAGCGCGATATTCGTGCTGTAATCATCGGCGGTAGAAACAACGGTTTTGCTGACATTTACACAAAGCATCCAGACTGGAACTTTGGTTTCACGATCGGTGATAGCGTTGTCATTACCGGGATGACGGACCCAGCCTTCAATGGCACAAAAACCGTGGCTGGATTCCTTCCTGGCGGTCAGGAGTTTTATTGTTCTCGCGTTACCGCTCCGATAACACTGCCTGCGCAAAACGGCCGCGTCTACTCTCCGACCTACTACCCTGACGTTCTTGCCACCGCGCAAACGACCGCAGGAGTCAACTCCTCCTACACGGTTGCGGGAATCAATCATCGCGGTGAAAACGCGGTGTTCCGTGACAACCAGTTTTACGACTTCGGCGTTGGTATCGCAGATGCCGAGACGTTCATTGCCCTCTCGTTCCTACCGATGACGGTGAACACGGAGACGCAGGGTGCGAGGGTGATCAACAACAAATTCGGATACCAAGGCCGAAACTCGATTCAAAGCGTTCTCTATCCCGGCAACGCAGAGGCCAACACCCAGTGCGCGATCGGCGGCTTTTCGAGCCTTGTGAACCCGATCAACGTGGTTTCCAGATCTGCTGGCGTGGCGACTTACACCTGCGTCATGAAGCACACGTTGCGGGTTGGGGACGTGGTGCCGGTGACGATGGGGAACTACGTCTTTGGAATTGTCTCTGCTCAGCGGCAATCGAATGTCGTTACGTTTACAACATCGCAAAAGCATTTCCTTGCACCTGGAAACACCGTTTCGGTTGATGTAAGCGACAACTCGTTCGACGGATCTTTTGCGGTCGTGAACGTAATCAATGACTTGACGTTCACTGTTGCCCAGGTGGGGGTTGATGTTTTTCCGGCAATCGTGGTGACCGGATACGGTATTGTAAATCTGGCGCTCTCTGGATCGTTGACGGTCGTATCAACGCCAGATTCTTACCGATTCACTGCAAATATCGCTGGAAACAACATCTCCCCAGGAGCTTACATCGACGGAAGCGTCGAAATGCTTCGCAGCCAGCGGATCCTTGCAGCTGGATGCACCTTCGAGCGCAACGAGGTTCGCGGCGGGCCAAACAAGGTCAACCAGCAGAGCCCGGTTCATGCTATCACCGTTCGAGAGACGTTAAACGCCGAGGTTCGCTACAACAATTTCGACGGGTTTACTGGAACCTGTTTCTACGTTGATTCGTACCAGCACTTTGGAACGCGCATCCACAACAACTCAGCGTTGGATATTTGTGCGTTCATAGCGTTAAACGTGCAGGATTGGTATGAGTTGATCGGGCCGTTGACAGCGAATCCGAATCCGTATTCCACATTGATTTCAGCACACCGCGACATGGTTGTTGAAAACAATGACGTGTTACTTCAAGGGCCGGGAACTTGGTATTACCAGACGGCTTTCGATCCGCTCGACGCTGCGTTTATTGTCCTGAATCACGACGTTGATCGCAGTAAGTGGTACTACCCGACGGACTACCAGATTCCGATCAACCCTCCGTCAGCATCTCCGGCAGGCGCATCGAGAAACGGCAGCGGCATCTCGACGTTTACGACGGCGTCTGCGCATGAGCTTCAGGTGGGAATGGAGGTTTCCGTAGTTGGCGTTGCTGACGGAACATTCAATGGGGTTTTTACGGTTCTTACCGTTCCAGCCGCAAATCAGTTCACAGTCGCCAATCCCGGCGCTGTCGTTTCATCCAGCGGCGGATTCGTTGGCATCAACACCCCGGTAAAATTCAACTGGGAAATGCTGCCCATCGCCTACCAGCGGACATCAAACGTCGCGACGTTCACCACGAACAAGGCGCATCACCTGTCCATCGGTGATCACGTGACGACCGAAGGTTTCATCAACACCAGCTTCAACGACGAAAACATCGTTACTGGAACGCCGACTCCAACCACGTTCACCTGCGCGAATGTCGGCCCGGACGTGGCGTTTACATCGGCAACCGGCAGCTTTTTCCGGTACGTCAGCAATGTCCAGATTACGTGCAACACCGTGCGTCGTTTGAGCGGGCAAGATCTTGTCCGCAACAACGGCGGACGGTTTGGAGCAACGTTCCTGGCTGGACGGCCAGACCGGTGCGTTGCGCCGCTGGATCAATTTTTCTATTTCGATTGCCCGGGAGGGTGTCTCGATCTTCAATGCGACCCCGGCCCGTGTAAGCCAGACGATTACAGCTACCGAATCTAGCCATGCCAACGATTGACATCACAGCTGGAGAGCTTCCCCCTCCCCAATGCTACGCGAGCGAACAGGATCGCCTGGACGCTTACGCGGCCGCGCTGATTGGAAACCTGAATACCGGCGCGGAATGGGTGACATCGCAAACCGCACCCGGAAACACTGCACTCTATTGGCTGCGTACCGATTCGTCTGATCGACCGATCGACGTGATGAAGTGGTCTGGAAATCCCACCGATCTGGCGTGGATTCGATCCAGCAGCGAAGTGGTGTTTTCAGGCACGGCAACAGGTGCAGGTGGAAACTATGCGGTCACCAATTCTCCGGCCTACCCCAACGCTGCTTCAGCTTACCGAACCGGCCAGATTTACACCTTCCTCGCAAACCACACCAATGCTGGCGCTTGCACGCTGAATGTGGATGGAAAGGGAGCTAAGACCATAACCAAAGACGGATTATCAGCGTTGACCGCCAACGACATCTTGGTCGGTCAGGTAGTTACCGTGCTGTTTGATGGCGTGAATTTCCAGTTGATCACGCAGAAGCGGGACTTGACTCGGCAGAGCTTGCGGCAGTTTTTGACGTATGAGTCGGCAATCCAAGCGATACCAGCAGATGGCACGGCGTTACTGTTTCCTCATGGGTTTTCAAATCCTTCGACAGGACTTGGAATCATTCCGTTCATGGTTCGCACCGTAATCAAGCGAACTGCGGCCGGAAATGTTGCTTGGACCAGTTCGTCAGGAAAGGTTTTCACTTGGTACTCAGGAGAAGAAATTGACGCTGCAATGATGGTTCATCAGGGCGGCGTTCCGAATGGTGCTCCGAATTTTCTCACCGTTGCCAATGCCAGCAACGTCAATGTTTGGTGCCAGCTTCCGACGTTAGCTCCACCGGCAAACGATCTCTTTCCGACACTCTTCTTTGTGTCCGCTTTGATGGTTCCCGCTGACTACGGCATCAAAGTCTACGCGACCGCGCTCAACCCTCTCTACACCCCGCCATGAGAAAAACCCTCGCCCAAGCCAAGAACTCCACGATCGCGCAGGCAGTCGGACTGGCCACCTGCGACGAGCGTTTCGTCCAGCTGCTCAACGAGGCTCAGGCGCGGCTTGCCGACATGGGCAAGTGGTGGGGCACATACAAGAAGTTGCGCATCTGCGTCACTGCCGGCTGCATTACTTGGCCTCGCGAGGTTAAGACGATCGAGGCGATGAACGTCTGCGGGTACAACATCCCGATCCAGAACCAGTGGTACGAGTTCCAGACCGACGAACGGGCGCCGCGCACTGGTTGCGGCCGTGAGGGCTGCGAGCAAGACCAGCTGCTGGATCGCGGTATGGTCACGCAGTATCGGGATTCGATCGAGACCTGCTATTTTCAGGTGGCACCAGAGCTAGCAGCTGATGCTGGCAAACGTGTCCTGCTTCAAGGGATTGATCCGGTAACCAATGAGGCCATTCGGACCTACGACACCGTTTCCGGCGAGTATGTGTGGGGTGAATACGTCACTCTGCCAAACCCCAACATCACTCCGTTTGTCCGGACAACGAAGCAGTTCAAGAAGCCTGGACTCACCGGCGCCCAGAAGCCGTTGACGCAGGGAAGGCTGCGCATTTCGACCTACAACGGTACTGTGACCACGGAAGTCGCACTCTGGGGTCCCAGCGAAGAAAACCCTGAGTACCGTCGCACGTACCTGATCGGGATGCCCGAGGTTTGCGGCGGAACCTCCGGCTGCAACGCGCAAGCGGAAAATGACTGCATCGACCACGGCGACGGATGCGTACCTCCAGATGAGGAATGCACCAACACGGTAGTCGAGGCGATCGTGCGTCTGGAGTTCATCCCGGCCATCGTTGACTCCGATTGGCTGTTCATCGGCAATCTCCAGGCGATCAAGCACATGATGAAGGCCATCCAGAAGGAGGACCGGAATCAATACACCGAGGCTGAGCGCGAGATCCAGTTGTCCCTGCGGAGCTTGCGAAACGAACTCGAGGCCTACAGCCCCAACGAGCGCAGCGTGATCAACGTGCAGCCGTTCGGATCGGCCAAGACTGAATTCATTTTCGGTGGATTTATCTGATGACCGAAGAGCTTCCAGTTGTAGTGCAGCCGGTGACGTGGTTGGAATTTCTGACTGACGCAGACGTTCCGCTCGACGATCGACTGGATCGTTGGGAAGCGTTTGTCTCGGACAAGCCGCAGATCGAGTGCCCGCTCAACCATACTTACCCAGAGGGGTTGTACGTGCGGGAAATCTTTGCGCCAGCTGGATCAATCATCACCAGTCGTATTCACAAGTTCGATCACCCGTTTTTCCTGCTTCAAGGAAAGCTCACGGTGATCAGTGAAACCGAGGGACTTGTGACCTACACGGCGCCGATGTACGGAATTACCCTGCCGCAGACGCGAAGGGCGATTTTGATTCAAGAGGACACGGTTTGGGTGACTGTTCATCCCAACCCGCTGAACAAAAAAAATCACGAAGAGATACGCAACGACCTCACTTACATGAGGGACAACAAATACTTACTATGTCTTGGGTAGGAACAGCAATAGGAGTTGGGCTCGTCGGATCAGCGGCGGGCGCAGGAATGCAGGCATCGTCTGCGAGCGCCGCACGCAAACAAGCGCGTGACGCCGCAAATCTTCCTGGCATTAACATCGGGTCCGTTCTTGGAGAGTCCTCCTTGAATGCTCCCCGCGCTCGCGAGATGGAGGCCGAGCGCAACGCGTTCAACCGCGCCCAGCTGTTGGAGTCGCTTGGCATCCAGATTCCTGGTTATCAAGAAGGCCAAGCACAGCGCACTCAGAACGCGCTAGCACTCCTTCGCGGTGAACTCCCGCCTGATGTCGCGGCGCAAATTCAACGCAGAGCGGCGGGCCAAGCTCTTGAAAAGGGGTTTGCCGGAAGCGCAGCTGGAAGAAACTTGGTTCTTCGAGACCTAGGTCGAGGCTCCTATGACGCCGCAAGACTTGGTGAACAACAGTTCGCCAACATCCTTGGAACCACACCACTGGCTCCGCTGGCAAACTACGAGTTCACGCCACAGCAGATTGCCGCATTGCGCGGTGGTGAACGCAGCGCACAACAGCAGGCGCTCCTTGGTGTTGCAGGTATGCCGAGCGCAACTGGAATTGCCGGGCAAGCATTTGGATCACTTGGATCCGGATTGACGAACCTTGGATTTGCGCAGCTGGGAGCGCAGAGTCGCGCCGGTAGCGGTGGCGAAAGCGATCTGGTCTCCACTCAACGCAAGCTCATGGGCTAATTTTATGGCAAACCCCTTCTCAGGACTCGAAAACATCGGGCAGTCGTACCTTCAAGGCGTGCAGCTGGCGAATCAGCGCCAGGCGCGTGAGGAAGCCATTGCGCAGCGCCAGGAAGAGGCGCGGGTGCGAGGGCAGTATTACCAGGATTTGGTTGAGCAGCGGCGGGAGGCGGCGGTGCTGAACGCAAAACTTCGCGAAGAGGGACTGGCGACCAAGTTCGGCAGGTTCTTAAAACGAACTCCCGAAGGAGAAATTGACATTGTCGGTTCGGCCACAGCGCAGGCTGAAGGCGGAGATAAGGATCAGTTGCTTGAAACGGTTGGGTTTGCAGAAACAATGGGAGCACCACTTCCTGATGTAACGCTTTCTGAAGAAGATCGAAAATCCAAGTCTTACCTGCGAGGAAAGACCAAAGGGATCATCCAGAAGACCCAAGATGATTTTCAGTTCAAACGCATCATGGCTTCGCAGGGGCTGATTCCAGGTGGCGCCCGCACTGGGGCACTTCCAGATGCTGTTAATAACTACATTGCTGGCGACCAGCGCGACATGATGCTTGGGCCTACAGGAGGTATGCCAGCCGAAGAGACGACTTTGGATATTTTGGCGGGCAGGTCGCCGGGGCAAGTCACTCCAGAAACTTTGGCTCAGGCACCAGACCGAACGATTGAAGTCAAACCTCCGGTTGGAATGGAGGCGATCAAGATCGGGCCTGATACGTACTTTCGGAAATTACCAAAAACCCAGGTGGTTAAGGCCGATCGGCCGAACACGGTCAACATTCTCGATGAAATGGGAAAAGTCGTTGCGACCCGCAAGCTGACCGATGAAGCGTTTGCCGCGTGGGAAGCGACGCAGCCGCCTGGCGGAGCGTCTGCCACCGGCGCTACCAACGCAGCGCCCACACTTCCGAACTTCACCTTTGATAAATCGACACTGAACTGGATACCGTCTCGGTAACGCTTATGCCACGCATCGTTGAGATTCCAGATGTAGCTCGCCTCTCGTTTCCGGACGACCTCAGTGACGATGCGGTCCTGGAAGCAACGAGGAATTTCTACGAGCAGTCTAAGCAGGGTGCTTTAGGGGCCGCTGGCGCAGCGACAGTGCGTGAGCCTCCACGTACAATCGGCAAAGCCATGAAAGCGGCGGCGCGCCTCACCGATTGGCTTCAGCCTCCCGATGTAAACCCTGAAACGGGAATTCCAATTTGGCAGCAAGCCGAATCGACTTTCCTTGGTCCAGAAACTGTTACACCAGTCGAGAAACCTGCACCTGTTCCAGTTGAGCAGACAGGTCTGTATCAGGCGGGCGAGTCCCTTCAACGCGGCGCCGAGAAGATGTTTCCGGTCAGCCCATTGCGTGAGCAGGATTTTCTTACTCAGGTGGGTTCCGGAATCGGATCGTCGGCAACCTCGTTCATCCCTTATCTCGGACCAGCAATCTACGCAGGTAGCACTGCTGAGGATGCTGCGGAAAAAGCGGGGCGTTTCTACGACAACAAGATCGCGGAGGCGATGGCAGCTGGAAATGGCGCTGAGGCAAGCCGGTTGCAGGAGGAGAAGAAGTACCAACAGGCGCTTCAGTTCGGACTCAACGCACCGCTGGGTTATGCAACCGAGCGATTCCTAGGCGTAGTTCCTGGTCTCAAGCAAATCACCCAGGGTGGCGGAAAACTTATCCCCAAGCTCGCCGCTGGACAGACTGTTGAGAACACCAAGAAGCTTGCCGGGTATTTCGCCAAGCAGGGCGTGAAGCCTACAGTCGGGGAATTTGCCCAAGAGGGACTGGAACAGGTAGGTGGAAACGTCAGTGAGATGGCTTACAATCCAGAGGCAGAGTTCACGGCCGGAGTTCTGGACGCATCTGGGGTTGGTGGAACCGTTGGAGCCATTACCTCGATTCCTTTGGCGTTGCTTGGATCCAAGTTGCGGAAGAATCGACTGGATAGGCTTCAGGAATTCCGAGACACCAGATTGGCTGAAGGACCGCTTTCGGATCAACAGATCAACGAAATCAATAACAGGATAGTCGCAGGGCAGCCGTTTACGGAACCTGAGCCAGGAAGCATTCTGGACCTCCTTAACGAAGACCCAGCTGCGCGCTCCTCAGTCGGAGGAAATAACGCGGAACTCCTCCCCAACGCGACAGCCACTCTCGCCGGCATCAACTCAGGCGGCGCTCCTTCCGGGCCGATTAACATCGTTCCGCCGACCGTGACCGGTGGCGCTCCTGGGGAAGAAGCCAAGATTCCAGACATAGCTCTGGAGACGGATGTTGTTGATGAGGAGACTCCGGTCGAGGTTACTGCTGTTGCGCCCGAGACGGTTGCTGCCTCTGAAACGTCAACTCCCGCCGCTCCCACCGAAGTCCAGCCGCTAAGCATTGAGGATACGCAGGAGTACCTTGCAATGGTTAATGCTATCGGAGAGGGTGATGCTACCGATATTCTCAATGAAGAAGAAATAACCCGTTTCGAGGATTATGTTCGCCGTATTCGCCAGCTGCAAAATGCTGGGTTCCAGTTCGATGAGGTAAACGGATGGGTCAAAATTGACACGACTGCTGGGGTGCAACCAGCGTTCGCTGCTACGCCAGCTGAGGTTCCAGCTACGCCGGCAGAAACCCCGGTTGCGCCTGCTACCCCTACTCCTGCTGCCGCACCAGTCGCTCCTGTAACCTCACGCACCTTCCCGTTCCAGGATCGCAAGGTGGATGGCATGATTGATCGCGATACTGGGGACATCATCGCGTTCGCTAAATCGATAGTTGGAACGCCTGACGAGCGCGGATCATCGCCTAAGTACACCATCAAGGTTGACCAGGATGTCACGATAGACGCGTCTTCTGAGAAGGCGCTCGACAACGCTCTTCAGAAGATTTCCAGCGGCGCACCGGTTCGCGTGTTCAGGAACGCTGGCAAGGGCGTGACGCTGGATTTTAATGAGCCGGGTCCAGTGACACCGGCGCCGGCCGCTGCGCCAGCTGCACCCAAACCAACCCCCGCACCTCGGCCCGCGCCCGCCCCGTCACCTCAAAACCCGATCGCCAACCAAACCGTTGGATTCGGAAAACATTCCAACCTCCTGGTCAAAGACCTCCTTGCGCAGCAGCCAGACTACGCCGCATGGCTGGTCAGAAGCACCAGGAGCGCCGCGCCAGGATCACGCACTCGGCAAGTTGGCGACTACATCAATTCACTGCCGGAATACCAGAACGCGGTCACAGAAGAGAAAGCGAAAGCTGAAGCAATCCTCACCGATGAAAACCAATCCTTCCTCACTGGCCTTAAGATCACCGCTCAGCAGAACCCGGATGGCAGCATCACCCTCCGGGGCAAAACTTACGACCGCCAGGACGACCTCCGCGCCGCTGGTGGACGGTATTCCAAAGACAGCCGCACCTACACCATCTCTGCCGCCGGTCTTGGGCAGTTTATCGAGCGATCAAGAGCTGATTCAGGGGTTGCTGGCGGACAAAGAAGTGGTAGCCCGGCTTATTCCCGTGATGTTGAACTCCGAAAACTCCGAGAGGATGCGGACAACCGGCCCGACCGAAGCGGATTGGATGGAGGCGTTGACAACTATCTTAGCGTAGAAACCCAGGAGCTTATCCGACAGGGTGAAGACTTTGGGATCCCAAGGGAAGTTGGGGATGAGCAGATTGAAGATGCAGCCCTCATGGTCCAAGCGTTTGCAACCAAGCGCCCATTCTTCATGCTTTCCAGCGCACCTGGAACCGGAAAGACCTTCGTGCTTGGGGCTGGTATTCGCGAGATGCAGGACCGTTTCGCCCGCAAGATCATCTACGTTACCCTCAACCGGGGTCTGATCAAACAGATCCAGCAGGATCTCAAGGCCTACAATCTCGGACCCGTAAAGTTCATCACCTACTCGGAGATGAAGGATCTCCCAGCGGAAGACTCAGACGTGATAATCTTCGACGAAGCGCACGCGATCAAGAACCTGGCTGGAAGCGGATCAGAGCAGGCCAAGAAGGCTCAGGAGTGGATCCAGCAAACCAAGTTCCCAATCTTCTCGACTGCAACGCCGTTCGAGAACCCGACTCAGACAGCCTACCTGCTGAACACTGGAATCTTTGATTCGTTCAACGGTGACTACAAACAGTTCGCTGCGGCATACGGAGCGACCCCGATCAAAAAAGACGGTCAGGTAGTGAGAACCGTTTGGCTTCCGACCAAGACCAACGAGCAGGATCAAATTGCGGCGAGAAACTTCTTCCGAAAGGAGGGCATCTTCACGGCCCGAAAGACCCGGCTGCCGGCGGATCAAGTTGATTCGCGTCTGGTGGCTATCAAGGGTAACCAGAAATGGACCGACATCTACAACGCGTTCTCCGACGAAGCGGAAAACCAAAAGGGCTCGCTAGACGGTACGGACAAGATGTGGGTGATCAACTACAAGAAGCGCCTGCTGGAAGCGTCGAAGGTTGGAAACGCGATCAACGAGGCATGGCGAGCTTTGAATGCTGGCCGTTGGCCGATCATCTTCGTTGAGACCAAGGCGGAGAGAACCATCGACATCAACGAACAGCGCCGTCTCCAGCAGGAATTTAAGCGCGCCAAGGCGCTGGCTAAAATGATGGGCGGTGAATCGCCTAGGAGAAGCGATTACCCTGGTTTGCTGTCAGACGGACTGATCAACCTTCTGGAGTCCACGATGGACAAGGTTGGCGTCTCGGCTATCGAGATACCGTCTGCTGAAGATGTCATTAAACGCGAGATTGGGGCACAGAACGTCGCGATCTTCACTGGCTCCATTCCAGATTCCCAAGCCCAGAAGAACCTCGAAGAATGGCGCGGAAAGCAACCTATGGTCCTGGTCGCCACCATGGCTAAGGGAGGCACCGGCTTGTCACTGCACGACAAGACCGGCACTCATCCGACAACCCAGATCAATGTCAACCTGCCGTGGACTGCCACCCAGGTTGAGCAGGTATCACTGCGTTCCGCCCGATACGGCCTCAAGAGCAAAGCTCAGATGATGTGGCTCTTTGCTGACAACATTCCGTTCGAGCGGGAATTGGCGCAGCGGGTTGGTGGCCGCATGAGGGACATGGGCGCGCTGGTTCAAGGAGAAGCCGGCGCTACTGCTGCCAACATCAAGAACTTCAATTTCGAGGATGAGTCGTTCTCGGAGGCTAATGCTGCTGAAGCAGCTAAGAAGGACCTGACGAAGGAGGAGCCTAAGGTTGCGCCCCCGGCTCCCGCTCCAGCTGCCGCACCGAAGACCAAGAAGGCCCGCGAATGGACGTTCCGAGGCGACATTCTGGATGACATCATCAATCTGGGCGGCGTCATGTCCAGGTCGCAGGCCAAGAAGGAGGGCCGACTGGATGCGATCAAGAGCCTCTATGATGACGCTCCGAGGCTGAAGCCGTTCTTCAACAAAATCTTCGCAGGCAGGTCGCGTGGAACCGCCAGCCGGAACCAGCCCGACGTGTTGCTTCAGGAACTCGCCATGGAAAATCCTGGCAAGTACGGAGATATGACGGTTGCTGAGTTCTGGGCCGAGATAGAGAAGGCAGCACGCGGGCGCGAAGGCGACACTGCCGAGGCGCGGAAGGAAGCCAAAGCCGCAGCCGCTGGAGCCGAAGAAGCGATGTTGCAGGCGCAGGATGAAGCCTTCGTTGATGCCCAGACAGAAGGGATGCAGCGCGCCGGCGAGCCGGACGGGCCTGTTCAAATCTCAGTTGGAAGCCTTGCGCTGGGAGACAAGTTTTCGGTCCAAGGTGAGCAATTCGAGGTTACAGCTGTCACTCCAGAGGGAGGCTACACGATTCGCGATGGCGAAAAATTCGGCGTTCAGCAGCTGACGGAATACGACACGCTGTTTGTTGATCGACCACCTAATCAAGGTGGGCCTTCAGGCGGCGGCCCCGGAGAAACCGGACCAGGCCCACGCAGACCACGCCTTACAGAAAAAGAAAACCAGGGCGACCTTCTCGCTAGCACGCAAGCTGAGCAGATCACGCTTACTGGCGAAGAGGGGATTGATGTTGAGGCCAGGCGAGAAAAAGCCCAAGCCGAGGCCCGCGCCGCTGCTGAAGCCAAGGCCGCCCAGGATAAGGCGCAGATGAATCTCTTTGACGAAAGCCCGATTCAACGGGCCGGCAAATCAGCGATTGATGCCATTGATCAGATCACTAGGAACATCGACGAAAATCAATACTCGGATCCGTTGCTTTTAACGCCGCTGGCGAAGCTGGCCCTTCAGATCGCCAAGGGGTTGATTCGCACCGGCATGGCTGTGGATCGCGCAATTCGCCAGGCGGTTGTACAGGCACGGCAAAGTTACCCAAATGACCCTGTCAATGATGCCGAGTTGTCTAACCGGTTGGTTGGTCTCATTGAGCGTGCGGCTACCGACTTCGGTATGATCTACACCACGCCCGGCCAACCTGTGACCACCAAACGTGGCGCATACGAGGATACGGTTGCTGGGCGCCGATCCCGGACTCCCGAGGTGCAGAACGCTGGCTTCCAGCTGGCAGTCGATGCGTTCAATGAGGCAGGGGTGAAGTTCCGCCAGGTGGGCGACGCCTTGTTCGCACCTGTCGATGGAGTAGACCAGGAGGAAGCGGGAAGGAAGCTGATCCAGGTTGCCAAGGACAAGATCCGAGATGCCAAGGAGGCCGGTCGCAGCGATACCATCGCAGAGTTGATCCAGTCGCTCCGCAACCACTTCGGCGCATCCGAGGCATTCAGCCCCGAGACCCGCGATGAACTCTACCTGATCGGTCAGTCTGAGGCGTCCCAGTTTGGTATTAACCTGGCGAGCCTGAGGGCGTCCGTGAAGGACTTCGTGGCCATGGCTCGTAACGTGCGTGGATTCCTCACCTCAGCCATCTACGACAACTTCAACGGCGAGAGCGTCAAGGGCGTGATGGACAAGATCATGACTGAGTTCCGTGGACAGTTCACCGAAACCGAGATTCAGAAGATCGTTGGCGAGAAGCCCGACCTACAGGAGATGCTGAATCGGTTTGGAGTCTTGGCACTGGCCGACACCGGCGGCCGCGTGTACCGCGCTGTCCAGGCGCGCCTGAAGGCTAAGAAGGCGCCCACCCAGAAGGCGAAAGAGCAACGCGCACTTGAGGATGAAGCCATCGAGCAGATCATCGAGAACGCACTGGCGCTTGGCGTCACCGAGCCGGCCAAACCTGCAAATCGCAAGCTCACTCCCGACGAACGCCTGGGGCTAATGACCCGACCGGCCACGCAGGCCAAGGTGCAGAAGGCTACTGAGGATGCCGTCAAGCAGGCCGAGTTCAACGCGGGCTGGAACATCATGATGGCCCGAGCGGTTGGCAACGAAGAGCTTCGCGCTCAGTATCAGGAAGCCATGGATGCCAAAGAAGATCCGGATCCAGAAGCAATCGAGGAGGGCCTCGACCTGCCGCAGTACGCTCACTGGCGCACGATTCGTGATGGGTTCCTGAACTACTCGCCGACCACCCTGAAGCTCGCCCAGGACGTGATTCGCGGCCGGTTCAAGGGAACGCAGTTCGGGCCGAAGAAAGTTGCCCCGCCGGCGCCCGCCAAGATCGACCTGGCGCGCCTGGTTCAACAGCCCAACGCCGAGATGAGTCGCGTGATCGGCGAGCAGCTGGCCGCCATCGAAGGAGTGATGGACCTAGCCGGCGCGTCCCCTGAGGCCAAGGCCCGCGTGATGCAGATGGTTACAGCCAATGTGGGTTCTCAGATCCAGCTGGCCCGCCAGCGCGTGCTGAATAACTTCCTGGACGTGAAGGCTAAGGCTGCTCCGATTGGCGCGAGCGAGCGTCTCCAGCGGTTGATCAACGCCGGAATCATCGAAGACCCGCGTTATAAAGGTGAGAAAACTGTCGAACTTCTCAAGCGTGTTGCCCGAAAATACATTACGACGCAAGAGTTCAAAGAAATTGCCACAACTGATCAGGCTCAAAAACTTCCGGCCCTTACCGCTAAGTTCAACGCGATTGTTGGTACTGAAAACCTGACGGACGAATGGATGCAAGGGGCGGTATGGACCTATCTTACTGAGCGGTTGCAGCAGACTGAAAAAGAAATTACGGGTAGGTTCTTTGATTTAACACCAAAGCCGGAACCGACAACAGTTGGAGAGCGACTCCGTAAGTTGATTAACGCTGGGATTGCAAACGACCCGCGCTACCAATCTGAGCCCACCCGTAAACTCCTAAAGCGCGTCGCTAAGACCTACCTGACGGCCGACGAGCTTTCAGGCATGGCGACCAGGACTCGGGCCGAGAAGCTCGCGTTCCTCACCGGCAAGCTGAACCAGATCGTCGCAGCCGAGAATCTGGCCGATGAGTGGATGCAGGGTGCTGTCTGGACCTACCTCACCGAGCGGATGATGGAGGCTGAGAACTCCGTGGTTTCCCAGATCGTGGGCGCCAAGGACGTCAGCTTCGACCCTGCGCTTCCGAAGACCGACGCACAGCTGTCGGCCGATCGTGCAAAGGCTGTCGAGCGGCTCGCTGGAGGTATCCGCGCCGGATTGCTGGACCAGCGCATCGCTGAGAGCGTTGCCAAGAACCCCGCGTTGCAGCGGTTGGTTCCCAAGATGAGTGACCTGGTGAAGCGGGTTCTGAACACCCCGCAGGCCGGGCAAGCCAAGCTGGCTCAAGCGTTCTCGGAAGCGTTGCTCTCAGAACTGGCGATTGACCAGGCGCTGGCCGACAAGACTGGAGTTGCGCTGGCCAAAGCGTTCGAGGCGAAGTTTGAGCGGGCGCGCATTCAGGCGCTAGACAAGGCGACCAAGAAGCTCACCGGCAAACAACGCGAGGAGGCCGGACCAGGCACTCCGCTTTGGCAGAAGATCGAGCAGTTTGTAAACGCAGGCGGCATGAACTCGGCGGCACTCCTGCAAAGCATCGCCAAGAAATCAGGCTGGAAGGTTCCGACCGATGAGGAGGTTTCCCGCTTCCGAGACTTAGCGCGCCTGGAGCAGGAGCTCAGCACGGCTACCGAAGAGGAGATCAACGCCGGCATCACGGACGACATCAAGGCCGCAATGAACGAGGGCAAGCGCATGGATGTTATGCGTGAACTCCAGATGCGTTGGGCGCGGATGACCATGCCGATCCGTGGCAACAAGCAGAACCTGGCAAGGGCCGCCAAGGAATACGGGTCAGCAAATACGCTCTTGAAGTTCGGCTTCATCACCAAGCAGCTGATCGACGTGGCTACGCAGATGTTTGTTTACACGCCGTCACGTGCAGGTGCGACAGCGATCCAAAGATTCGTATCCAGTCGGGACCCAAATCGCACACTCCGCCTTTGGAAGGATACAGCGACTACCCTTGAGGATGCTTACAGAGCGCGCTTCAACGCGCTGAACATGGCGTATAAATCTGCGCTCCAAGCCGCCAAAGGCCGCGCTGAAAAGGATACCATCATGGGTCTCCAGAGTGGAATGCGGGCGCTGGATCGCATCAACGCGCAGGCGACGGAGCACTACAAGAACGGTAAATACGCGCAGGCTACAGTGCTTCGCATTCTTGGGCTCGCGCAGTTGTCCTACCGCTTCGCCTCATCCCTCGACGCATTCCAAGGTGTCCTGGCCGAGCAGCAGGAGATCGGTGCTTGGGTTGAATCGCAGCTGCGCCTCCAGGGCATGGGTCAGGCCGAGGCACGAAAGACTGCAAAGACAATCATTGGCGACTCCATTGCGGAGTACGCGTTGGCCCAGGCGCTGATCGGGGACAACCCGAACATCGCACCCAAGGATCGCAGTGCTGCTGCATGGAACGTAGTGCGCGCACGGCAGTACCAACGCATCGCGGCAGCTGGTTTGGACGCGGGAGATATCAAGGGTATCACGCAAAACCTGCGGTCTACGATTGGATGGAACATCGAAGAAGAGGGAGGCCCTGGCGGCGTCATTGGGCAGGCAATGAAATCCAGCGGGAAAATCCTGTCGCGCATCGGAATTCCGGATCTCCTGGGGATGTTCTCGAACGCCGTTGCAATCGGAATCAACCGAGGGCTTACGTTTGCCGGTGGAGGTTTCGTTCCAGGCGCGTTCGAGGGATCCGCCTGGTACAAGAGCGAGACCGACAAGGTGCAGCGCAAGATCGAGGCTGCGGCGGGACTGGGGCTTTCTGGGTTGTTTGTTGGATTGGTTCTCTCAGGCGCGCTGCGAGTCTTCACCAGATGGCCCGACGATAAGGAGGAGGCTGATCGAATGGAGCGTGAGGGCCACAAGCCTAACACGATGGAGTTGGATCTTCCCGACGGGAAGATGCTGCGTGTTTCACTGAACACTGGACCGTTTCAGTTCATCCGCCCAGCGCTGGCCGCTGTCGGTGAGCTTCAGTACACCATCGCCAGGCGCAAGCGGCTGAACGATAAAGCCGCTGCTGCTGCCAAGAAGAAGGGGCTCACCTTTGAGCCTCGCGAACTCACTGCGAAGGATGTTGGCTGGGCGTTGGTCTGGGGCGCCTACTCAGCTATCGCCCAGGGGCGCACCGCATCTGGAATGATCGGCGCCGGCACATATCGTGGAGCGCCAGATGTGGGCAAGATCACGGCCGCTACCGTGAGCCCGCTGATTCCGTTCCAGCCTCTTCTGCGCGAGGCCACCGCCATGTCCGGCGCGGAGTTCAACCCCAAGGATCAAACATTCATCAACCTCCTGGTCCCGACGCCCTGGAGCGGCAAGGTGGACCGCAACTTCCTTGGGGACCCAGTTGGTACACCGCGTGCCCAGGAGCGCATCATGTCGATCCTGACTGGCGGCACCGCGATCGTTGGAGGCGAAGATCCTGACCGCGCCTACCAGGTGCTGGCCAAGACTGGATGGACACCAGCGACTCCGCAGAACAACAAGTTCTTCCAGTTCGGCCGCGTGCAACGGCAGGCTACCCCGGAGGAGTTGACCAGGATGCAAGAGGTTCGAGCGGTCGAACTCAAGACGCGGATCTCGCAGCTGGATCCTCAGACCGCCACCAAACGGCAACTGGACCGCATCGAAGACATCGCGAACGCAAAAGCGAAAAAAGCTGTGGGAATTCGATAATCCTGTATTGACGGCGCGCGTCAGTTGCCATACGTTGACTGACGTATGAGCAACCAACTGCAAGTAGCCACACAGCAATCGCAACCCCTGAGCGCCTTCTCTTCGGAGAACGCGTTCGTCTCAGTCCAACGCATGGCCAAGGCCTTGGCGTCTAGCACTCTCGTTCCCGATTCGTATCGGGGCGAAGCCAACCTCGGAAACTGCATCATCGCTCTGGAACTCAGTCAGCGCATCGGCGCCTCGGTCATGGCCGTGATGCAGTCGATGGTTCCAATCCACGGCAAGCCCACGTGGTCCGCCTCGTTCCTTATTGCCACGGTCAACAGCTGCGGTCGGTTCTCCCCGATGCGTTTCCGTTGGGTCGGAAAAGAGGGGACAGATGACTGGGGCTGCCGCGCTTTCGCTGTCGAGCGCGAGGGAAACCTCGAGCTTGTCGGCGCTCTGGTGACGATCGCCATGGCCAAGGCCGAGGGTTGGTATGGCAAGTCTGGCAGTAAATGGAAGACCATGCCGGAGCAGATGCTTCAGTACCGCGCAGCTGCGTTCTGGTGCCGCGCCTATGCGCCGGAGATCGCGCTGGGTATGCACACCTCGGAAGAGATCCACGACACTCAGGTGGCCCAGCAGGTCGTGCAGCCGTCTGTCGCTACCACCGTGACCAGTTCCGTTGTGGACGTGACCCCGACGCCGCCTGAGCCCAAGCCGCGCAAGAAGAAGGTCGAGCCCGAAGCCATCGCGGTCGCTGAGCCTGTGCCTGTGCCTGAACCTGAACCTGCGCCGGCTCCCGAGCCTGAGCCCGCACCGGTCGAGGCTCCTGCCACACCGGCCCCGCTGCCCGAGTTGGTTGAAGAAACCGTCGAGTCCACGCTGGCATCGGTTGGTGCGACCTACGAGCAGCTGGTGAAACTCGCCACCGAACTGAACTGGTGGCCGACGCCCGAGGCGTACCCGACGGCGAATGATCTGACTGAAGACCTGAAGAAGTGGGTGATCCGCAACAAGCGCGGTATCGGTCGGGCAATGATGAAGGCGGGAGGTGCCCTGTGAAGCTAATCCACCCCATCGACGTACACACGTATCGCCAACACCCGGCGATCAACATCTCCAGTCTCAAGGCATTCTCCCGCTCACCGGCGCACGCCATGGTCGGCTTTGAGGAAGAGAAGGAAACCACGGACGCCATGAACATCGGCAGCCTGCTGGACCACAAGGTTCTCGGCACGCCGTACCTCTGGACCACGTCGCCATTCGATGACTACCGGACCAAGGAGGCACGCAGCTGGAGAGACGAGCAGGAGGCCCGAGGCGTCACCGTGTTCAAGCAGGACGCAATCGAAACCGTCGAGCGCATGGTCGAGGCCGTTCGCGAACACCCGGTTGCCGGCCGCCTACTGGCGGAACCGGGCAAAGCGCAGGTCGGGATGTTCGGCGAGTTCGAGTCCTGCGAACGCAAGGGCCTGATCGACTGGTTGCCCAACACGACCCCGGTAATCGTGGACTTGAAGAAATGCCGCGATGCTAGCAAGGCCGGGTTCCGGCGCCAGATTGGCCAGCTGCGCTACGACGTGCAGGCGGCGTACTACCGCGACCTCTACCGGGATATCACTGGCGAGACCCGCGCCTGGCAGTGGATTTGCGTCGAAGACCAGGCGCCCTACGCGGTCGCTGTGTACCAGCTGGACACCGAATCCTTGGACAAGGGTTCCAGCACGTGGCAGTCGTGGATCCGCCAGTGGATGGTCTGCGAAGACACCGACAGTTGGCCGGGTTACAACGGCGATTCCATTCAGATCATTCAATCCCCCGGCTGGATCCTCAAAGATGAAACTCTCCCGTGAAGCCATCGAGCGTGTGCTCGGGAAGCAGCCACCGGTTCCGATTATCGAAGTGCAACCCAGCGGCACCTGGAGACAGATGACCGATGCCGAATGCAAAGCGATCATCGAGGCCAAGCGCAAGAATCCGACGTACACCTATCGTGAGTTGGCGAAGAAATTCAAACGGTCGCACAGTGTAATCTGGAACGTAATCAATGGAGGTAAATCGTGAATGCACTCATCTCAAACGCAGTCGCCCGTGGGTGGATCAGTTTCCCCGATCCAGTTGCGGTGCCAGCACGGGCACCGGTTCCGGTATTCAATGCCAGACGCGCCTGGAAATTGTGGAACGAAGGTCAGAGTTTGGCCTACGTGGCGAAGGCTATCGGCGTGAAGAAGCGAGCCGTCTGGGCGATCATTAAGGAGGGACGGCCGTGAGCGACCAAGACACAATCCGCATCACGTTCCAAGGGCTTCTATCTCTCTATCTGCCCGAAAAGACGATGATTGAGGTCTACAATGCAACCGAGCTGTGCTGCCGAAGGAACAACTGGGGAATCGCAATCGACGAGAGCAACCGGCTGGATTTTGTTCCGATGGTGAAAGTGGAGGACGAGCCGTGAGCGATACACCGAGGACGGATGAAAACGAATTCGATTGGGTTACCGCATCATTCGCCCGCAAACTCGAACGCGAACTCAACGCGGCCAATGAGCGGATCAAGCGGCTGGAGGAGGCGGGGGATGCACTCGCCAACAATCACAACCCGTTTACGTTTATCGACTGGCGCAAAGCCAAGGAGGCCAAGCTGTGAGCAACGAACACAACTGCCCTCGGTGCAATGCTCCGTTCTTGTATTTTACTCAAATCAACACGCGCGTTTTTTATTGCGGATCAGACACTCAGATTCCGTCCATGGCTTGCAGGTATGCATCGCAGCTTCAAGACCGTATCGCCCGACTTGAATCCGCCCTCCGAGAGATAGTCAACCAAGACTACCGAGGAAACCGCTCGACTGAATCCCAGATCGCCGTCGAGGCGTTGAAGCCATGACCACCCACTACTACGGATACCTGCGCACCGCGTGCGGTCGATTCCTTCCAAACATCACCGAAGACAAATCCAAAGTAACCTGCATCTCATGCCGACGGACGCACCTATTCCACCAACCCGACTCAACACCCTCTCAGAACTCTACCAAGCCGCCCAAGCGAAGAAAGCCGTGACCGTTGGCATGATCCACCGCAAGCCGACGCCAGCGGCCTGGGTTCTCAGCTACCAAGGCAGTCTGATTCACCGGCTTCTGGAAACAGGTATCTACCTCTACACCAAACCCAACCCATGACCTTCTCCCAATCTGGCCAGCTGCCACACCACCAATACTGCTACGTCGATGCCTCGTTCATCTCCGACAAAATCGGCCTCATGCCCTGCGTCTGGTTCGGATTGGTCTCGATTCCTGGACGCGCCTGGGGTTGCACGGTCATGCTGGAATGCGGCGCGATCTACCGGGCGGTGCCACCGCACGCGCTAGCATTTAATGAGAACCCGGAACCTGACTGGCGTATCGAGCACGCGCAACGGTGGGACTGCTACGGCCGGGAGTTCACGACCATCGAGTACGCCTATCTGCGCGGCGTCACCGCCGAGGCGAAGGCTGGTAGCCTGCTTCGCAAAGGCCAGTACCTCTTCACAGCCGCACCCATCGACGACGGTTTTTCTCGGTATCCCGAACAGGCCAAGGAGTTCTGCTTTATCCAGCTGGACAACGGCCGGCTCACGATCCAGCCGACGGACAAAGTCCTATTCCACGACCTCTCCTTCGTCACCCCCGAGTGGCCGACGGATCTCAAAACCACAACCGAAATCTACAGCTGCGAATGAACCTCATCCACCGCATCAAGAAGCTCCTCGGAATCATCAAGCCATCAGGCCGACCACGCATTCCGATGGAGAAGCGACTGGCAATCAAAGGCGCCCCGCCGCACGTGACCGACATCGAGCTAGCACGTATTCTCGATGTCTCCTACACAACCATCAACCGCTACCGCCACCACGATGGACTCCAACCACGAAAACGACGAACTCTCCAAATTCAAAGCGATAGCCCGCCAGCTGCATGAACGGATCGCCTGTGGCTGTCATCCAAACCCATGCTGGACCTGCCAGCAGGTCTCCAGACGTTACCTCGCCATGACCCGTGAAGACGCCCGCATCATCGAAGCAATCCACCGGCATCCATCGGATCGCTCTCTCCGGTAACCGGGTTGTCGTGATCGACACCAAGGATCTCAGCGATCGCGCTCGCAAGGATCTCATTGGCATCTGCGTGGCCAACTCGCAGAATCCAGACACGCTCCTGGCGAACCTCCGGAGGGTTCCAGGCGTGCTATCAGCCACTTTTGGGTAACCGACGTGGCCGGGGTGGTTTCATAGTTTTTCCCACCCATCGGTCTGGTATCGGCTTGTGCCCCTCTCGGTCGGACGCCGGGAGGGGTGACCAACAAAAAACCCCCCAGGACCTCTCAATCCTAGGGGGCTAGACAACTATGAACAGCACTACAAGCGGTGGTATCCTACTTTTTACGACCCACAACCGCAAGTGTTTTGATCGCCCGATCTCGAAATTCTTTCGACGGACGGAATACTACCTTCGGCCGGGGCGGGATCACGATCTCAACATCGGGTTTCAAGGGGTTCCGTCCGATCATCGGCTTGGTCATTCGAGTCTCCAGCGCGCCGAATCCGCGCACCTCAAACCCACCTGCCAATGTAGCGTCCATCATCAGGTCGAACATCCGATCGACAATCTGCCGAGCGTGAGGAACCAGCAGACCGCACTCTTCAGCAAGCGCATGGATCAGGTCAGTTTTTGTCATCGGGCTTCTCCTCCGTGGGCTTCTCCTCCGGTTCCCCCGCTTCCACGAACGCCTGAATCGCCCGATGCACGACCATCGCGCAGAGCAGCGCCGGTGTAGGCTGAGTCTCGTTCATATCCGCAGGTAGCGGGGGCTCGACGTACATCTGGCGGCTGAATCCTTCGTCAGAATCCTCCAACACGATCACGACCTTGCGCTTCATTGCACGACCCTCCCCTGTGAACGCACGGTGCGCCCGATCGCCGCGACGACTCGGGGGTCAGTGACGGGCTCGATCTTCTTCACAATCTGATTCACCTGCGTGTTACCGCCCGGACTGTTCACGACTACGCCCTGAACTCGGATCGTCCGGCGCTTCTCGTTGATCTCCTTCATCTGGTCGGAACGTCGCTGGCGATCTTCGTCAGTGATGGTTTTGCGTTTACCGCGAGCGCGACGGCCCAGCGTCGATGCTGCAAGCTGGACCTCTGAGGTCGGCTGAACTGGTGTTTCGTTTTCTTCCATAGTAATGCCGCGTTACTGGCGCGGATCGGTGCCGCCTGCCAAGGAAGCACTCATCCGAGCCCGAACACGTTTCCAATACGCTGCCGTCTTGCGCCTCTTCCATCCATCCGGCCCGCCATGCCAGGTCCTGGCGCGGTCCTGGTCGGTCACGGGCCTTCCGAGCCGGGCCTCGGTGCAATAGTGCCCGGTGTAGATTCTGAATACCCCCAACGCGGCCCATCGGTTAGTCATCTCGGCCCATCGGTAGTGCGTGCCCGCAATGCGGTTCACGTCCCGAACGACACAGGGACGCACCTGGAGAGCACCAAGCTCCCCATGGCGTCCCCGGGCCAGGTCGTTCCCATTTGATTCCACAGCGATCAGCGCGGCGAGTAGTTCGGCATTCATAACAAAAAGGCCCCGGTCGCCCGGGGCTGTGGTTCTACGTGAAGCGGTTCGCGCCGTCAATCCTCATCGTGAGGCGCGGGCCTTGGCAATGGCAGCGCGGACCTTCGATCGGCAGTCCCACTCCTGCGGTACGTCAACGGCGTCGAGGCTTTCCAGTGCTATTTCCAGCGCGGCCAGCAACTCAGGCGCGGCCGCAACCAGGTGAGCGTCTCGTGGATCGCCATCCCGCATCTGGCAAATGATTGACCCGCTGGCCAGTCGCCAGTCATCCGGAACGTGATCGGACATTTCAACCTCGGCGTCTGCGGTCATCACCCACCGGGCATCGTGGCACGGGTGCTTTCCGTGATGGATGGGGCACGGGACGACCTTCCATGATTCAGTCGACATCGACCACCTCCACGCTCTGAGTGGGCACCTCGATCACTCGGCCGTCAACAAACCGGACTTCCAGCCATCCGTCACCCATCGCCATCACCATTCCGGTCAGGCCAGACGCCACAGTCACAAAATCCCCCAGGGTGGGCGCTGCCACCGCCTGGCGCGGCCCATCGTTTGGCCAGTCGGCAGGTGTGGACCCGACAGCGGCCAGCTCGGCCATCCCGCGTTCCTCCCGGGCGTCCAGGGTCATCTGGCGCAGGCCATCGGGGGTCATCGGGTAGGCTCGGGCCTTAGGCGGTTCCACCTGGCAACCACTGCGAAGCCAGGTCACTTCGGGCAAGTCTTGGCCGTCGTGATCCGTCCATTCGCCACCGACTAGGAACGCCCGGCCAGCGATCATCTGGCGACGGTTCAGGGTCCAAGGCCTGTGGTCTTCGAGGAGAAAACCCTCCTCGTTCACCCAGAGTTCGCCATTGTCCAGGCGGACGCGTTCCAGGAGGTCGCAGCCAATCCAAGCCTTGGCGCTTTCCCAGGTGTGAGCCTGGGCGGTTATGGTTCGGGTAAATGGGTCGATCGCCCATCCGGTCGCTTTGTTGTTCATAGTTTTGATTCCGGCTCTCTGGCCAGAGAGGGCCCGCCCCGCAGGGCGAGCCGTGCTCTGATCAGTTAAACCAGCGCCTGGCGATTCCTCGTCCCAGGTTCTGACGTGCGGCCTCTCGGATCTGGTCGGCGGTGTATCGGCCACCGTCTGACCAGTAACACCACAGCGCAGACGCCAGCGTTCGACAGGCTGCGGCGCGGTATTCGGTCGGGAAGTATTGCCCGGCGCAGTATTCCAGGCGCTTTCCGTCCCAGGTGAGCCGGCCGGACTTCAGGACGTCAACCAGGATCGAGTCAGGCAGGCACGTCGAGAGTTCCACCACTCGGAGGAGCGCGCGCGCTTCTCGGCCGTCTCGTAGGATTCGGCGGTAATCGGTCATGAACGCCTCCCGGCTCCCGCCGTAGTTCCGGCCGTCGATTCCGGAGCGCTGAGCTGTGAACCGCGCCAGGGCTTCGAGGATATCGGTTTTCATCGTGCCACCTCCACCCCGCAGTTAATCCGGTTCGCTGGGTTCATCTCAACCTGTTCGGCCAGGGCGGCCTCGGCGGCCTCCCGGGTTGCGTAGGTTCCCAACCTCATTCCGTGAAAGTAATTCCGGAGCTCGAATCCTCGGCGCTCCTGGGTCCGCAGGATCTCGGCCGCGATCTCGATATCCTGGGGATCAATCGGCTCTCCGGTGGTGGTGATCGTGCTGCACTGGTCAAGCGCCCCCTGGGCTTCGACTGCGCGCAGCAGTGTGCGGTGCCGGCTGAGTTCGGCGCCGTGCTGGTCGCTGAGGATAAACCAGGTCACTTGACCACCTCCAGGCTTAGCAGACCACCGTTCCGGGCGCAGCCAGGGTGTGAGCCATCAAAGCGACTGTCTCCGTCGGAGGAAACGCGGCCGGGTTCGTGGAAGGGCCCAATGCGCTCGGCCATGCGTTCGCGTGCGGTTTCTCGGTCGGACCACTGGGTCCGGAGGGTGACGCCGTTTCGGCGGTATTCGTATCGGTATTTCATATTGGATCGACTGATCCGCAGGCGCTCCGTCTGTCACACAGAACGCCGCCGGGTCATTCAACTCCCCGCAGGCACGCGAGCCCGCAGACCAGGACAGGTGACCAGGAAACCCGGGTCCGGATTCCGTCGGCTAGCAACCCGTATTGGAACCGGGCCCGCTTGGCGCAGCCTGCACACTCAACCTTCACGCGGACGACGCGTCGGACCGTTTCGCTCCTGGCGAAAGGATCGCGGTTTACTGTGACAGTTCTCATCGGTCCACCTCGTCGCATCGGATGGAAACCTCCCGGCCGCTGGGTGTCAGGATCCACAGGCTCGACGACCTGGTCAGCGCTTCGACGATCTCGGAGCCTGTTAGGCTGCGGGGGCCAGTGCCGTTGAGCCGGTGGATAACATCGACGGCTGCGGCTGCGCGGCCGCCGTGGTAGGTCGTGGGGCCTTGGGAATCAAGGATGGTGTACAGGAGTTTCATGTTAGTGGTTTGGTGTGAATCCCTGGGAGGATTCGAGGAGGCCTTGAGCGATGACCAGGGCGAGAAGAGCCAGGGCGAGAAGCACCTGGAAGAGACGGCGGAGAGTGGTGGGTTTCATGTTAAAAGATCTCAGCGCAGGCGTCGTCGTGGCGGTCGGTCTGGATCTCAGCGGTGCGGATCATCAGATTCAGGGCGTCGGCCCAGGTGTCACAGCATCCGACCAGGTTGAGCCAGTCGGTGGTGTCGTAGCATTCGACCAGGACTTGCCAGCCGTAGCCTTTGCCATAGTTCTCGTTTGCGATGGCTTTGAGCCTTGCGATCCATTCGGTTTTCATCGTGTTTTTTTTAAGATTAACTGCGACCGAGCCGTCAAGGTCTCATAAACCGCTTTCCGTGTCAAGCCTGGCGCGCAGTTCTTTAAGAAAACCCAGTGTTTCTGGGGTTGAAATCGTGGTTGTGTCAGTCACTGTCAGTCATGCCGTCGCTGGAAAACCGGGTTCCTGATGAGGATGGAAAGTCGCTGACCAGGAGAGCGAGGAGGGGGCAGGTGGTTATTGCTCTAGCTCGGGCCGTCGAGCCTGGCGCGATGGCGCTCCGACTGCGACGCTGTGCTGTCGAAATGTCGGAGCTGGCGCAGGATGCCGGCGCGCCTGCGGCCGACCGGATCTCAGCTGCCAAAGCTCTGGTCTCAGTCCAAGCCCAACTGTTGGACCTGATCGGATGGACCAAGCGCCCAGCCTCCTCACCTGGTAACAAACGCGCCCAGGTCCTGGTCGATGTCTCCCCCGGAGCCGGCCTGCCAGACTTGGACCCATAGTCTGATAATATGCATTATCATACCTTGCGATGCGAGGTATGCCGACCAGGATGCAACGTAGGTTGCCGACGGATGGCTGCGCGCCTGGTGATGGATGCAGCCCGGCCGGTGTGGGACCCATAAGGG